TATTTTAGGATTGCCTAGATTTGACAATGCGTCATGCACTGCTTATATCATTGAAAAATTAAAAGAAAATGGTTTCATGACAACATATACTTACCCCAACTTATTATTTGTATCTTGGAGCCACTATATACCACTTCATGAAAGAAATGAATATAAAAAACGAACTGGCATCACCATTGATGGATTTGGAAAAGTTATTAGAAGAAAACACGACAAAAACAATAATAATGATAATTCCAGTAATCCCAATGGATTAATGTTCAAATCATTAAAAAAAAATGTTGAAATCTCAGTTAAACCTAAAAAAGATTATAATGATATTTCTAATTATAAACCCACCGGTATGATATATAGTTCAGAATTAATAAAAACTATTAGTGACAAAGTTAATTAATAAATGATAATTTTACATATAATTCATCCTCCGGGTCTAATGATTTCAATATTACTTTATATGTTCGCCCATTTATAAATTTATTTTTATCTACTATACCCGTATATCTCATTGTATTATCAACTTCTAATGATGGCACTTTCAAAATAATATTATCATGTTCATCTCTTATTTCCCATGATATATCATTCCACCACCCACAATTATATGTTTTCAATTGTATCTCTTTCTTATAAGGATTAAAATATATGAATTTTTTTACTTTTTCCTCACCCGATAAATGTGTTTCTACTATCATTAAATTATAATTAAATATTATAATTTAATTTTTACATATATTTTATTTATCTATTAATTTATATCCTCCAATGTACCCCTTTCTAGTCATTCCCGGATCAACTATGCTTGCTATATATTCATTATATGGACCTATTCCATTCCTTTTTGTCAAAAATATTAAATTACCTCTACCGTTTATAGATACACCGCCGTTTGGTGCGTTCCGGTTTCCTAGTCTTGAGTAATTCTCACCTACAATTGTATTTCCTATTTGATTCCATTTTTCGCCATAATATTCATGAAATACATATACTTTCACTTTTCCATGAGGATTTATTGCACCACCAGAACCTACCACTATAAAATTACCATCTCTATTTAAATCTAAATTTTCTCCCACCTCATCTCCATTACCCACAATATCATTGCCCAATTGCATCCAACCATTATTATTTAATAATTGTAATACTCTAACTCTACCATTGTTACCATCCCATTTAATTCCCGGAGCACCTATAGCTAAACGAGTTCCATACATATTTATAGATATATGTCCAGCCCTTTCTCCTCCTGAAAATGGTGATTGCACCCAACTAATTGGCGAATTAGTTATATATTTTGGACCAGGTATTTGCGAATGCTCTATCCAATGCAATCTTTCTGGATTATAAACATATCTGGCCGGTGGATTACTATCATCAAATGTTAATATTATTCTAGCACCATCGCCCGCGTGTTCATTCCACCAACCATCTCCATGACCATCTGCCATTACTACTGTATATGTTTCTCCTTGAATAAATGGGTTTGATTCATTTCCATTACCACCTAATAAAATATCTATTGGGGATTTTGAACCCTGATCTGTATTATTACCTATATTATGAACCTCATCTGCCCAATATGTAACATCTTCTGGTAATAATATTTGATCAAAATCCCATCTTCTACGGTACTCCCCATCTACCAATTCTAAATCTCCACAAGCCAATGAAGTAATGTATATTAAATTCTCTTTAGTTAATACATCGCCATTTTCATAATCGCCTTTAAATATATACCAATCTACTTCATCTGGATATGGGTCATATGCTACTCTAAATCTTAATATACCTTGTCCATTTTTATCATCATATATAAATTTACGATATTCCGGACCTCCGCCACCACCCGGTAAATGGTCTGGTATATGTATTGATGTTTGCTCTAATGTAAATTCTGACAATGGAATATTATTGAAATATGTAGTCCACGCCCCATCGTCCCATCTATAAACAGTATCATTATTGAAAAATTCATCACTTGTTATTTTTCTTTTTTCATATACGGTAACTAACCCCTCATGTGGCTCACTTTCATCATTCAGTAATGCTTCGGTTGATCTTTCTTTCAATGAACCTATAAATAATTTATCTCCAAAACCACTTAATCTAACCCCACCTTCACCATTAAATCCATTATTTTTTCTCATAGTATTTTTTATTATCATGTCTGAATACAATGACCACTTTTTTTCATAATAATCATAAGTATATAATGTAACTTTTCCTACATTTTTTTGAATAATATTATCATTATTATCTCTTACAGAATGTCCCATTGAACCAATTGCTAATGTTACACCAGTAATATCAAATGATAAACTACTCCCAAATTTTTCCATTTGGTGTGTTCCGGTTAAAGGTTCTCCCAAAACATACCATCCTGCCTCCCCGTCATATTCATATACATATACTTTTCCTGTATAATTATTATATCCCAATTCACTTACCGCAATTCTATTTCCCGAATAATTAATACAACCAGTATATCCGAATAGTGAGTTTGAAAGATTACTACCCTCTAATAATGTTCCAATCGGAGTTATATTATTTTTAACACTATAATCCATACTCCATACTAACGCATATCCTACTAATTTTTTGCTGTCTTTATCTCTTGAATAATCGCATATTAAAATTCTATTGCCCCCGTCATTGATGAAAACACTTTCATCTGTTTCGCTTTCTGTTGAATGGCCTAATCCCGGGATATCCTTCGCATTGGCCCAAAGGTCNCCCTTAGGTAATGGATAACCATCTGAACCAAATGGTCCTCTGAATGGTAATATATCTGTTTCTGTCTTTGCTTTTATCTTATTTATAATATACGCGGGCCTTCCTACAGAACTAACTAAAGCTTTTTTATTAGTCGGATTGCCGCTATATCTATATGTATATGATTGTGTATGTTCAAATCTTACTTTAGATGAACGAGTTGTCATATATTATTAAGAAATATTATTTATTATTGAAAATTTATTGTGACTGACCTTACCACACTTTTTCTCCATTCTTAAAACAGTTATTGAATTTGTAGGTAAAAATAAAAAGTAGTAAAAACTGTGACTGACCTTACCATACTTTTTTCTATTTTTAAATGTGTTATTGAATGTGGTAGTAAAATAAAAAGTAGTAAAAACTGTGACTGACCTTACCATACTTTTTCTCCATTCTTAAAACTGTTATTGGGTTTGTAGGTAAAAAATAAAAAGTAGTGAAAACTGTGACTGACCTTACCATACTTTTTCTCCATTTTTAAAACTGTTATTGAATGTGTAAGTAAAAATAAAAAGTAGTAAAAACTGTGACTGGCCTTAGCATAAATTTTTTTCATTTTTGAAAATGTTATTTAGTGTGGTAACGATTTCATTTATTTTCAAATCAAAGACTGATATGCTTTAAAAACTATTAAATTACAGAAATATATGTAATGAAACTTGTAGTATTATGAAAAAAAAGGGTACTTAAAAAAGAGCACTAATTACGGTAAAAAAAAATGATCTTCTATATTTTAGTTTTTTTTTTGGCCAAAATTATGGGCTGAGTATAGAAAAACTCTGGGAGAAAGGTGCAAAAAAAAACGCGTAATTAGTGCCTTTTTTTCAGTTGTGTTTTTTTGTGTGTTGCTACAACATAGCTAATTAATATAATTGTAGAAATATAAAAATTAGACCATTTCAGTCAGCGTTTTGAAAATTTTTCAGAATGTTACGACATTGAGTAAGAAAATGAAAAATAGAAAAAAATTATGCTAAGGCCAGTCACAATATGGACTTTAGCAGGGAAATGTAGTAAAAAAAATATAAAAAAATATAATAAAATTACCTACATAAAAAAAAAGGTACTGAAAAAAAGGCACTAATTACGAAAATTAGAAAAAAAATTTATCAAAATAAAACAATTTAGGGGTAAAATAATATATCCATATATAAATGAGGATACTAGGCTTTGGATATAAAAACCCCGCAGGAGAAAAACCCCTTAAAAGATTTGTATGTGAAATTTGTGACTTTTACAGTAACAATAAAAAAGATTACAAAAGGCATTGTGCAACAAATAAGCATATAAAAAAAGCGCAAATATTATCCATTGTTGGAAAAGATAAAAAACCCCGCAGCTATATATGCAGTAAATGTAAAAAATCATATAAACATTCTAGTGGGTTGTCTAAGCACAAGCACAAATGTAAATATAAAGGCTTCACAGATAAAGAAATTAAAAAAATTAAAGAATTAGAAGCAATTAAAAAATTACAAGAAGATAAAGGATTAGAAGAGAAAAAAATAAAAATGGAAGAAGATGATAATGATATTAAAAAGGATGATATAATATTTACAATGTTAGAAGTAATAAAAAAACAACAAGAAACTGCTGAAAAAACAAATGAAATTTTAAAACAGCAAACAGAAAAAGCAACAAATGTATATAATAATTGTCAGACAAAAAATCAACAATTTAATATAAATGTATTTTTAAATAGTGAATGTAAAGATGCTATGAATTTAACAGATTTTGTGAATAATGTAAAAGTGACATTGGAAGATTTGCAATTTACATCAGATAATGGTTATGAAAGAGGAATAACAAATTTAATTGCAAAACATTTGAAAGATATGCCAGTAACAGAGAGGCCTATACATTGTAGTGCTGATAATTCACATTTACCACAATTTTATGTGAAAGATGAGAATAAATGGGAAGAGGATAAGGAACATAAGAAATTAGAAAAATCAATACATGATGTATCTATGAAACAAATTGATCATTTGAAGGAATGGGAACGAATTCATCCAAATTTTAAGAATGATGAAGAATTAATGGAAGTGTGGCATAAGATGGTGGGCGAAATAATAGGCAGTTGTTCAAAACAAGAGAAAGAAACAGCAAGAAATAATATTAAAAAATCATTAGTAAATCATATTCACATAGAAGACGCGATGTTAGAGAATAAATAAATAAATTTTTATTATTTATCATATAATAGTATTTTAATAATTAATGAGGTTTGGCGTAGCTCGTATTTTAGGTAATGATTTGGAAGGTATGCACGGCGGCAATCAAACATATGAAAATTTAAAATTTACATTACAACATGAAAAATTAGGAAATGATACACAAGTAATATATTTTTTAAATAGAATTGTAAATTTAAAGAAGAAGAAAGAACTGATAGATTTATTACATAGATATAGACAGAAATTTATTGACATGCCGTTTGATTATAGAAGATTTAATTCAACATATGTACAATTGAAAAATAGAAAATTATTAAAAGAAGTGGAGAATTTAAAATTGAATGAATGGAATTATCGTTTAGCATCAAAGAAATTAAAAAAATATAATTTACTTTTGATAAACAATAATGGTTCTAGAAATTATGCGTTTGATTATATGAAGCGATTGAAAAGATTTCAGTGGATATTTATTTTAGATTCAAATTCATATTTTATGGAAGATGATTTTAATAAAATAAAAATGAATTTGAGCAATATAAATTTAGATTTAGATGTTGCATATTTTCCTTTAGTAAGGGTGAAAGAGAATAAAGATGTATTAGAGAAAAGTTTAAATGACGAAGTTCATTATGAGGGGCAATTGGCATTTAGAAATTATATGGATATTAAGTTTAATAGTGAAATACCATATGGAGGAGCCCCAAAAGCAGAATTATTAAGGGTATTGGGGATACCGGGGCCGTGGAAAGATTGGTTAGATAATGTAAGAACTTATGGAATACAAGATAGAAAAAAGATAGAGTGTAAATGGAAGATAATACCAAAAATGATAAGATTATCGGCTAAATCAAAAGATTATGGAATAAAAAATAATCAAATAAACCGCGTTCATGGTTTAATAAATTTAATTAATTTTATTTTAAAGCGAAAAAATATAGTTAAATAAATTGATATAAAATTATTATAAAGAATATTTATATAATCATTATAATATACGAAAAATGGAAGAAATAGATTTCTACGATTTAACTGATCTGTCAGAAAAGAAAGTTGGAGATAGAATAGGAAGGTTGAAATTAGCAGAAATTGCATCAATAAAAGATGAAGGTTGTGGTAGAGTTTATAATATAAAATATAAAGGAAAAATTATATTTCAAGAATATGAATATTCGTTGAAAGAAAAAATAAAAAATTTGGATTATTTAGAATTTATAAGAATGAAGGATATGCGAATGAATAAAATAATGAGAAGTGAATTATTGAAATTTTTATTTCAAAACGGGAGTGT